GGCATGTCTTGTGCCATAACCCCAAAGTCGCGCTTCCCTTGAATATCGTACTCTTTAGCAGATAGAGCGTCTAGCATCTTGCGAGCCTTAGCGCCGCCATCCTTAACGTTGGACTTCATGTCCTCATCGGAAACTCGTCGCCCAATAGCACCGCCAAGCTGACCGCCTGCCGCCATGGTTGCAGGACCAACCGCAGGACCAACACCAGGGATTAAAAAACCAAGCGCCCCTAATCCAGTCCCGATAGCACTACCAATGCCTCCGCCGAACATTGCATCGCGCTCTTCTTCTGCGGCTTTTCGAGCCAGCTCCTCTTGATATTTATTAATTTCACCTTGAGTTTGCAGTTGATTCATCATGTCGTCTGCTTGACGAATCCTTGCTAGGTCCGCTGCCCCTGCTTGAGCCGCCGCTTGAGCCCCTGTAGCGCCCACCGCCCTTTGAGCCGACTGCAATGCTGCACCTGCAAAAGGACCTCTAGCAGCAGCGCCTACGCCCATTTGAGCGCCTGCGATTTCTCGCTGTTGTCTCATGATGTCTTGCGCTGCTTGGCTTCTGCGATCACGTCGCCTGAGATTACGCGCTTCTCGCCCAAGCCGCATAAACTGCTCAAGCATCGGACCCTCAAGACCTGAGTCCTTGCCCCTAGCACGCAGCGATTCTTGATTGCGATATGCGTCGTTTGTGATGCTCATGTAGGCAGGCTGATTGCGGGAAACCTCTTGCTGGATTTCTTGATCGGTCGGATTGCCTGTAATCTCTTCTACTCGCTCTGCCATTTTAAAATCCTCCCATTTGTAAATCCTCAAGCATTTTGTAAAACAACGATGAGCTTGGGTTAAATTCAGGAAGTGCCCGCTGTCTCTCAAGAAATTCTGCCCGAGCCGACCTTAATTCAGCCGCATGAGGCACCGTCGTAGAGGCTTTATTTCCAGCGATAATCCGCTGAAGCGTCTCTTCGCCGGGGTCATAATCCGGGTTGGCGTTGAGAAAGTCGACCGCGCCCTGGATACCACCTTGAGCCTCAGCAGCCGCCAAGCCTTCAGCTAGCGCCGCATTTTGTTGCGCCAGGTAATCACCATATTGAGCAGCTAAAGCACTGGTGGCACCAAGGCCAGCGTCAAACATAGCACCAATTTGTTGAGTCTTTTTTTGATAATCTTGAATGCGCTTTTGTGCCTCACCCGCTGCTACTACATCGCCAAGTCTTTTGCGCCGAGCAAAGTCCGCCTGCGCCTGTTGCGCTTCTCTTGCTTGAGCCTGTTGTCCAGCACCTTGCAAAATTTGTTGAGCCATACGGCCACGCTGAATCTCATCAACAGTGCCAGTGGCTTGCTGCCTTGCCAGTTCCTCAGCAGCCTGCGCCGCGATAAGTTGTGCCTCTGGATTCATGATTGCTCCTTACGATGGGGCGATGGTTTGTGCTGATGGCAGCTTAAAGGTTCCTGGGCGAGCACCAACCTCAAGAGCTAAACCATTAAGGGTGATTGCTGAGTTTGTCCCTAGGGCGACAAGTCGTACTTGAACAGCTCGACATTTTTGATTTGATAAATGAACGCGAAGATTCTCTGGTGCATTGGGCATTGCAGCTAAGTCATGCTGCTCTGTAAATCCTTTGTAATCGAAAGCTAATCGAACAGACAACGCCACAGTGCCTGAGTCCTTGACGGTGTATAGAATCATCGCTCGGTAAACTCTTTGAGCACCTTGAATGCCGTTGATGCTTATCGGCATAAACGAAACGTCCATATTGTAGGCAGATGCCGAAGACACACCGGAATCAAGCGGCGTGGTTGTGTCTTGATAGACAGTCGCAGATTGCCTTCGTATCGGGGAGTCATCTGATAAGATGTAATGGCTATCTTCTGCGCTTGCCCCTGTCTCACTATAGTTGATTTGATCAACGATATGCTCACCAAGTTCCCAAACACTCCACTGCTTATAAAATGTGTTAAAACAACATATTTTAGAACTAGAAGTTGTAATAGCTGGCTGAACAAGAAATCTAATTTCATTGTTGTGATCAAAGACATCAATGCTTTTAACAACGCCTAATGCAATTGTATCCTCGACTGGAGCGCCAACGTATTCAATCCCTCCATTTGGGGCCACCAAATAAACACCTCTGTCTGTTGCGTAAAATGTACCAAATGCGTGCGACAAGTGAGCGCTGCCAGGGACTAAGCCTTGACCATTTCCCAACAACACAGGCTGACTAAAAGCTCCCTGCCCCAGCGCGTTAGGCCCATCTCCGCTCACCGCAAAGACTGAGCTTCTTGTAAATAAACACAAGAAGTTTGAATTGGACTCTACGCCCGTGATGTCACCAGAGTCTCCGGGAACGTCGATTACAAACTGCGGCACAGGAAAACCTGGCGCAGTTGCTTGACGTACAGGCTTCGAGAATCTCACGAATTCTGTAGGAGTCGCAAGAAAGACTCTGCCCCTGTGCTCGGTGATATCTGTGATTGATCCTGGCTGACTATTGTCAAGAATACCTCCTGTTGTATAAATTACTGGAGCAGAATCAAACACGTCTTGCACTTCACCAAAATCAAAAAAGGTAAAGTCTCGCTGAGATTCATCTAATATAGCGGTCTTTACTTTTTTCAACAAAGTACCATCCCCGGAGGGCGTGGTTCTATACATTGTAACACGTATAGATCCTCTTTTGAGACTTATATCGCAACCGTAAACCTTTGCACAGATAGCGGTCTTATCTGCTGTAGTGTCAACTTGCACTTGCGGAGTTGTGACTGACTCATGAATGTTATTAAGAGAGTCAATGAACTCATACACGAAAGAATAGCTGTAGGTTTTTGAGGCAGTAAGGTTTGACCCAAAATTCGTTGCAATCGCAGTCAAAGTTCGAATCTCAGGATGCTCATAAAAGCCATTTTCAACAAGGGTGTTGCCATCGTAAGAGCACAAGACACCGCCACCAACTAAGAGTTGAGAGCCAATGTCAGCGCCGGGTAAAGACCTGTCAGGCAATGGATCAAGCTCAGAGACACCTACAGAGTAGAATTGATCACTACCAACCTGACTCGCAAGGCTGCTATCTTCCGAATCAGTGTAGGTATTGCCGTCAGCAACAAGTATGTTTGAGCCAAAAATAACATTAGTAGATCTTTTACCGTAACCACTTGGCAATACTGTTTGAACCTTTGAGACGCCATCAAACATCTTCATATTGTTGCGATAAATACTCTCGTAATCAGACGCAAAGTTTAGAGAAGAAGCACCGGTTGGAGTGCACGCGAGTAACCTACCCTCTGTGTCTATCAATGCGTTAAAGGAGTTGAAGCTGCCAGTGTTTCCATTTGTTCTAGAAACATTTACCAACGTCTTCAAGCCAACACCTGTTGCATCCGTAAGTAAAGAAGTGGATGAAAACTCTCTAAAGCTATCTGAGATCAATGATGCGTTTTTGCAGATTGATACAGGAGTGCCGCCCGCTGTCCTGGTCGCGTCTATGTAGAAAACCTCGTGCTCCGGGGTTCGAAGTAACTCGTTGTCCTCGTCAAAAGTAACGCTAATCGTATAAGATCCCCCGAGCTCAGCGTTTATTGCAGTTTCAAAGGCTGATTTCGTATTGGTTCCGGCATCAGTAAAACCACTACCAGGCTCTATGATTGAAAAAACCGGTGCAACATTACCTGTGCTTTTTTTATAGTAAATAACTGCACTGGCTCCTGCCTCCTCAGCTGATAGTGGCGCTACCGCAGGTGGGGCAACAACTAAAAGACCTTCTTTTTCTGCGACTGTACTAGCAGATGAAGTAGTTATTTCTTTGATGCCGTGAAGCGTCTTTGGGGTAGGAGAAGCCGGGTAAGTAAAAGAAGCACTTCCCCTATTGGTGTTATGAATAGTTGTCGAACCACCGCTTGTCGTAAAGCCGAAATGAGACACTGTAGTTAAAAAGATATCTGCTGCATTTGTACCAGTAAAACTTTGCGTTGAATTAACCAAAGTCCGATACTCAAGAGCCGAATTTGTAAGCGGGTCATTAGATGCGAACGCTGACAAGTTATTACGCATAAACCTGTATACAACTTCATAGTTGTCAGGCTTTCCTGACATTTGCCGCGTAAACGCAACCATCAAAGGGTGACCACTAGACGCAAGCGAATCCTCTGGGTCGTCGTATCTGACTGTTATTGCTACAAAGTTTCCAGACCCAAAGCCAAGTGCTCGCTCTGTTTCAATAGCAGTTGATCTCGGAGTCCCAGACTCCTGAGTAACATCAACCTCATTTAATGCATCCCAATTTGAAGCATAATTAGAAAAGTCGTACTGATAAACTTTTGCCGTGTCAGTAGAAACACTTCCTGAATTATAATTGTAGATGCCCACATACAGGTTTGTTTTTGTGGTGTTTACGTCAACGCCAATACTAGGGCAGTTTTGATGAGCGTTTAAATCTGCCGAAGATGTGTCTCTAAGCGTGCACCAGCTTACGCCAGTAAGAAGGGGTGGGTTAGACCCGGAAAAGTCAAACCGCTTAGCCTTTACTGTTGCCGCGCCGCCTGAGTTTGTCGTGTGGCTCGCAATGACATAAACTTTGCTTGAGGAGTCTTCGGTAAGATGCACCGAAGGGAGAGTTGAAACTTCTTGGTAAAATCCGCCATTTGTTGCTCTTGCAAATGACCCAATGGAGGTTGGAGCCCTGTAGAATGCACCGCTTGCAACTTCGCGAACCGCCATCATGATTTCAAAAGTATCGCCTGATGCCGCTCTTGCTGGCGTTGTTTCGACATATACGATGATGTCATAATCAACGCTGCTAAGAGTTTTTCTAATTACGTTTACTTGGCTTACTTTTTTGTTTGATGGTGTAAAAACCGAATTGTTTGCGTAAGTGCAATCAAGCAAAAACTCAACTGGC